TTTTCATCAATTTCAGAATTTAAAATAATAGTTCTTTTCTTTAAAAGTTGATTAAAATATTGATACATTATAGGGTCAAGAGTGCTAACATCATTAGCAAACCCTAAAAATTCAAGGTCACTCATTAGTTCCTCCTCGTCACACTTTCGCGCGACTTAGATTTATTTGTATATATTAAGAAAGAATTTTAGCCAAAGTACAATCTTTTGGGTCAATGTCATTCTTTCTAATACTCTTTATATAAGGGTGGCGAATTGAGATACCAGTTCCATCGCTTTCTGCTTGCGCGGTTGAGACCATCATTCCACCAATAGTTAATGGACACATATTCCATTCTTCAAAGTTATCTCGTAGTTGAGTTTTGAAATCTTCCGTAAGACCAGCTACTTTACAAAGTGGGATAATGTTTTCATTATTATCGTATACACTTGTATAAATAGCGCCAGGCCATCCATAATAGTAGCCTTTGGAAATTGGACGAATTGCACGACCAGTTCTATATTCACCATATAATTGGCCAACTATTTTTTCTCCGCTACGTTCATCTTCCCAGAAGTTCCAAGTTTGGATGTCTTTACCAGTATAATCTCGCACAGCAGGCTCAACACCAGTGATAAAACAGTCAATATCCGCGGAAATTTCTTGCTTTACTTTACAAGTTTCCCAAGCGGAGGGGCCTCGTTTACCAGGAACATAAATAGAAGAACGACGATAACAAACAGCTCCTTCTCCGCCTTCTGCGAAAATATTATTTAAATCGTCAAAGAAATCTTCATCCATATAATGGTATTCAATTCCAATGACAAGAGGGCTATTAATGCGACGGACTACTTCAGGGATACAACGTACTCGTTCTTCAACAGGAGTATTCATCATATCAACGCCATCAAGCACAAGAACATCAAAAATCCGCCATTCAAGTTTCTTATCCTTTTGTCGAGCTTGCGCTTTTGGGTCTAAACAACGAAGGATAGAACCAACATCTTTATCTATGCCGCCAGGAAGATAAACTTCTCCAAGAATAACTGTTTCGCGCGAAAAAGCTTTTACAACGTCATCCCAAAAGAAAACCTTATTTTGAATTTCTCCATATGTCCCAGTTTTCTTACTAATGCCGCGAGTTTGAAGAGCATTACGCTCAGGAGTAATAACCGCGCGAGACCAGTTGCCATCATACTTGCGACTCCAAATATAATCTCCGTGAGCAATCATCTGCTCTAAATGCTGTCGCTTAACTTCGGGAGACATAGAAGAAGTAGGTGCCCAATAGCGCATTGGTTCCATAGTAAATAATGATTGTATCATTTATTTTCTCCTTTTTCTTTTATTATATCATAATTTTTAAATATTATCAAGTGTTAATGTAGTAGTTGTTCCATTCTCATATTAAAATAAAAACGAATAAAATCGCGTTCTTCTTCATTTTCGCACGAAGAAATATAACTTTCAATAAATTTTAGCCCAGATTCTGGGTCAAGTTGTGAAAAAATAAAATTTACAATTAGTTTAGTTTGTTCCTTAACTTCTTCTGGGATATTAGTAAAAATTTCAGTCATTTTTATTATTCTCCTCTTTCATTTTTTTAGACAAGAAATCAAAGAAGGCTTGGACTTCTTCTTGTGTTTCTAATACAATTTGTTGTTTTGGAATTGGTGCTTGACGCTCATCATCGTCTGGCATTTCAAAAACATAATATTTTTCCGGTTCCGGCTCTCCATAATCCGCAGTATAACTAACTCTACTGCATAAACATTTTCCAGTTTTTATACTAAAAATTTTCGCCGCGGTATGAGTTTTATCTATTTCAACTATCTCAACTCGTCTACATTCTGGTTTAATTTGCTCTACAAAACCTTTATATTCATTACGAGTTACTTCATAAATACTATTGTTCAGTATCATAATTTTTATTACCTCGCCAAGTTTTTTTAAGTTTATCGGCTTCATCTTGCGCGAGCTTATCACATTCTTCGTTCCAATAATTTCCTGAATGTCCTTCTACTTTTCTAAAATCATACCAAAAATTATCAAAAAATGGAATAATTTCGCGCCATAAATCCTGATTTGCGACTTCTTTTTTGTTAGCATTGCGCCAACCATTTGCTTGCCAATTAACATACCATTCTTGTAAATAACAGTTAATGGCATAGGCAGAATCGCTATATATAATAACTTTTTCAGAGTTACGGCGGACATTTTTTACATAGTTTAAGGCTTCTCTAATAGCAATTAATTCCATCCTTTGATTTGTGGTATTAGGCTCATTTCCTACGGCATAATATAGTTCTTTGCCATCTTGAACTACAATATACGCCCAACCACCGAAAGTGGTTTTAGCGCCAGTTTTTTTCAAAGACCCATCAGTATAGACTTCTAAATTAATTACTTTTTCTTTACTATGTCTATCCAAAATTTTGTCCTCCTTTTATTCTTCAAAAATATTATACTATAAAATTAAAAAAAAGTCAAGGAAGAGGCTTAAGCCTCTTCCTTTTCTTCTACTTCTGGTAAGCCCGCGACACTAGTTAGAAGGCTTAAAATGCCCGCTAACGCAGAAGCGGAAGCTACCATGATCCAATTTACATCACTTAAAACAGCACTTGTACTAATAGTAGCAATCGCAGTTTGAGCAACAGTTTTTAACGCACGAATACCCGCGGCTTTGAGCCATTGTTTAGTAAAGATCATAATAATTCACCTTCCTTATAGAAAATCGTTTTTTTCTAATCGCTCTGCATACAAGTCTTGAATGTAGTTATATTCAACATCAAAAACTCCATTTGTATCTTTAGTTTTTGCTAATAATTTTTTATATTTATCGTGTAAAGCTACAATATGTTGGAATTCATCTCTTGTATGTTTGCGACCATTGCGACATGAATTGGCAAAATCTAGTACTTCCCAGCGAATGCGATCTTTTTCATTTTCATCGACTTGTTTAATTAAGTCGTCTATTTTCCCGCAAGCATTTCCTGTAACTAGTTTTCCAATCCATTTTAAAAGGGCTGACCAAGGATTAATTTTGATTGGTATAATCTGAATTAGACCGGTAAATGCTATTAAACCAGTTAATGGATGATTTGCCAACCATTTTAGAATTTGTTGCATTGGTCTTACCTCCCTTAGATAGAGTGAGGATTTATTCTCCTCATAGATATGTAGAGATATTAAAATAAAAGTTAAGTAAAATATGCTGGTTATATTTTAGATAAATTTTAATAAAATGTAAAAAATATTTAAAATAATTTATCTTTGAATTATTAATTACTGCTGTAATATTTCATTTAATAATGATATAAAATTCGTTACAAAATCTATTTCCATATGCACGGATTTTAAAGCTTCTTGAGATATTTCATTCCAAGATTGTAAAGTCATTTTATTCCATTTGTGAGGACCATATTTATCATTAGGATTAATAAAACCAGTTATATTAACTTTAGCACCATACTCTGCAGGGTTATCATTTAGTTCAGTAACTAATCCAAATATTTTTACTAATCTATCGTATGTTAATTTTAAAACATACGATAAAGGGTATACACCATTATTTAAAGTAAATAAATGAAGTATTTTTGTTCCACTTAATGAAGAAGGGGTATTATCTATTATTTTTTCTGCCACCTCATTTGCTATGCCACGTTGATCATCAAATAATAAAATAACGGCAAAAGTTGCTAAATAATCTTGTAATTTATTTTTTTGAGAATGTAGAATTAAACCTTCTCCTACATTAATTGCAGCAGTCATGAGCCAATCTGCGTCTTGTGTCGTAATTAATCCATGATTTTGTAATGCCGATATTTTATTTATTTGAGATTCAATATTTGCCCCTAAAGAACCCCCATGAAAAGAAGTTTTATCATTTACTCCGATAGTAGTATATCCTTTGGTGGATTCTTCTATAATAAAGCATTCTGCTAATGTGTTGTAGGTTTCATTAATTTCTATTAATTCTTGATTAATAGTTTCAATTGTATCTTCCCATTCTTGTTGTCGTTTATCATAATATTGTTCTGTATTATCTTGTTTCATATTATTAGATAATTGTTGTATTTTTTGTTGTATTGCAGTAACATGATTTTTAATTTCATTAGTATTTATATTTGGCTCTATTTTTAACCAACCAATTATATTGTCTGCTTTACCACCATACTTTCCTAAATTTTTAGCTGTAATAGCTCCCAAAGCCGCTTCTTTAATTGGGACTATTAATTCCGCTGCGTTGGCACTTTTTTCTACAAAGGAGATAGTGGTTTTAAAATTTAATGAGTTTTGAATTTCTGATAAAGTTTTTTTTCGTAATTGCTGTATTATATTTGCTGAATCATATAATGTTGAATTTAATCTTATTTCAGTTGACATACCAGAAATTTGATAATTTGATACTATATCATTCGAGAGTAATGGTAATTCTTTCATATTTTTTATTAATTTTTTTATATTATTATCTAATTCTGTACTATTATTTAAAATTTCTTCTAAATCTTTTTGCGTGATAGTGTTACTAAAATTTTCTTTTTCTTCTATATAATATTTATTTAATTTAGCCGTATAAAATTGATCTAATATAAGTTGACTGATTCCCAAAAGTGCTGCTGCGACTTCTGCGTTATTTAATTCTATTTTTATACTTTCACCAGCTTCTTTAAAAGTTAATAAACTATCTCCATATTTGTTTAAAATTAAATTTATAATCATTTCACCTATTTTACTATTATTATTTCCTGATAAAAAACTTGCTACAGACTCTAATCTTTTACTTACATATTCCCATTGTGATAATTCAGATCTTATAATTGCGGTATATTTTTTCCCTTCTTTATTAATACCGTGTTTTTTAATGGCCTCTTTATTTTTTTTTGTTCTTATTAATTCATTTTGTAATATCATTAAATCTTTTTGTCCATGATTTAATAATGTCTGAAATTTTTTTACAAAATTGCTCCAATCTTCTGCAGAAGATGGCGGAAGTTCTCCAGTGGTTTGATTAAACCATGTAATAAAATCTTGTTCTTTTTGAGCTTCATTTTTACTTACGCTATCTAAAAAATGTAAAGCTTTTTCTATGGATAAAATTTTCGTGTCAATTTTATAATTTTTAATTGCTGTTTTATTTGTTGGTATACCGCCGAGATAATCATTCATTAATTTAGCGAAATCACTTCCATATATAGAATGCCATAAATTAGTGGAAATTACATATTTCCCTGGGGATTTAGGGTAATTTTTTTCTTTAAATTTTATTTGTCCTTGATTCATTTATCCCACCTCCACCTAAAAAAATAAACCCGCTTTCGCGGGTTTTATTAATTAATTACATCTCTCACAATTCTATCATAATGTGTCGGGTCAATTTTCTTATAATCAGACCACTTAACTAGATTATCAACCGTTTCTGGCTTATTCAAATCATATTCTAATCTAACCCCAGTCCAATCAAAAAAGTAATCGCCGCGACGGAAGAGAAAATGACCGTCAACCAAATCATACCAAATTTCACCTTTAAATCTTGTCTTTAAAATGCGTGCGAAATAATAACAATTGGTTGTCATCCAATGGTCATTATCTTCATCGGTAATAGGAAATCTCCTATTAATAAACTCTAAAATGTCTTCGTTCATCCGATTAACCTCCTAGAACATTTTATAAAGCAAGCACGAACCGATAGCAAGCTTAACGTGCCAGAGACCCTAAAGCTATCTGGGTTGGCAGGGAATAAAGGAATCGAACCTTTACAACAGACGGGTTCAAAGCCCGCGGCGCTACCGTTACGCTAATTCCCTTTAAATATTTAACCATTCTTTATCTGAATATTTATTAATAATTATTTTTTTACTTGGTAAATTTTCAGCAATACACCATTTACGAACAGTATTGTCAGTTACATTAAACATTTTTCCTATTTGAGTGAAAGGTTGATTTCTAATAAGTTCTTTTAATATATCCCTATCAGGCCTTTCACTTTTTCTAATAGAAAAATGGTAACAATCGGGACATAAACCTAACACAGACTGTCTAGAGATTTCTTTCCCACAATTACTACAAAAATATTTTTTAGAAGTACTTTGCACTCTCATTTTTTTGAAACCAGTAGTTTCTAATTGCTGGTTACAATTTGGACATACCCACCTAAGATTTTCTAATCTATTATCATTGTTTATTCCATTAATGTGGTCTAAAATTAATGTTAATTCTTTACCATTCCAAAATGGTTGTAAATTACAAATAGAGCATTGATATAAAGAATACTGTCTTTTTTGATACCAACGTCTTAATGTTGCTTGAGAGGCTGTAGAACCTTGACAAAAGACATTTTGTTCATTACGTTCAGTATAATTTGTTTTTAAAAAATGGGAATAATCTATATTATATTGTTTTAATCGAGATTTTACTGTTTTGTTATTATTACCATTATGAGTAGTATAACCAAGTTTATCAATAACTTCAGCTAAAGAAGTAGATTCTTCAACAATTTTTTGTAATTCTTCTTTTGAAAAATTATCAACAATAGCATTAGACATAATATCACTCCTATTTGTGATTTAAATTATAATATTGGCTTAATGAATAGGCATTATTATCTCAAAAGTTAATTACTCTTTTGCTACCCAATATTATTTGGTGCGAGTAGAGGTAGTCGAAACCTCATCTCCTGGGTGGAAGCCAGGTATTCGAGCCGTTGAACTACACCCGCGCATAAGCCACTTTAACCGCTGTGGCCGCGTGCTCCCCAGGTACGCTTAAATCAGAGGCGCGGGCAAGTCTATTTAATGCGGGTAAGGATTTGCACCTTACATGCTAGTGATTATTCCAAAACAGAACCGCTGCGCACATGAATTACTTCATTCAACCCTCACATATTTATATGTGATGCGCCACGCCGGTTTCGAACCGGTGTCCCTAGCTACCTGTACTGATTATAGTGTCTACCTATTCCACCACCGCATTCAACGAAATCGCAAAGCAATTTCTCCGCTCCTTCTACACATGGCAGATGAGCTATGTAGTAACCCCGTGTTTAATGAGCTTTCTGCACTCTACTCTGGCCAGCTCAATATTTGTGGTGTGCTTTTACGCCAAATCTCATGTTCCCATTATCCGCAGGCACATCATACTCAAAAGGGCGTTCCACAATCGTAGCCTCTTGATACATTTTGCACCCGCGGGAGAACTTAGAACTCCTTAGCTGATGGCTGCTTCTAAGCCAACAGTCCACATTTATAAATGGTGGAGGTTTCTTATCGGTATTAATGCATTCTTGTTTCTCTATATTGTTACCGTAGCACGTGTTACTAATAACATAGATTCCCGACCTCCTGGCGCCGTAGGTTGGATTTGAACCAACGGTAGCTTTCGCTACACTCCCTTAGCAGGGGAGCGCACTAGACCAACTATGCGACTACGGCATATCATATCTGGTGCGTCATCGGGGAGTCGAACCCCGCGTACATGGATTAAAAGTCCATTGCCATTCCGCTTGGCTAATGACGCATATGGCTGGGGACGATAGAATTGAACTATCACACTTCGGGTCAGAGCCGAAGACCCTTCCATTAGGTTAGTCCCCAAGGTAGTTGTCTTTCTTCAAAATTAGGAAACATTTTCCAAGCACGGGCATCTCCATTTTCAATATACCACCAAGAATCATTTGGGTCAGTATGAATCCAAAGAAAGTTTTCTAGTAATTCTACCCGTGGCCAATTTTTATCATTTGCTTCATAATTTGGATTCCATTGAATATATAAAGTTTCACCGCGCTCATGGGGATCTATTTCACTTAATAATTCATAAAATTCTTCTTCTGTAGTTATTGGTTTTTGTCTAATTGCCATTCTTTTAACTCCATATTATGCTCTTTAAACCACCGAACAAGAGGCCATCGTTCAGAACAAATATTATCATATTTTTCATAGACTAATAAAGCAAAATCTACATTATCAAATTGTTCTCCAACTTTTATAGTCTCGCTTAATGCTTGAAGATGCTCCATCAGCATATTGAAATCTATTTTATCT